TAGCTGAAGGGCTCGCCATGGAGATGGCGGCCGAGGGCACCGAGCTGGACTTTATCCGCGCGGGAAAGCTCAAAACGCCCAGCCAGATCGCCGCCGACACCGCGGCCGAGAAAGAGCAGAGGCGGCGCGATCGAGCGGCGGCCGGTGGCGGCGATCGCGGAGGCCGCGCGAGCGCGCCCGCCGGCGACGATCAACAGTCCGACGAGCTCGACCAGGACCAGATCAACATCGCAATCAAGATGCTGGCGGTGGACGGTGTCACCCGCGAGCAGGCCATCGAGATGTACAAGAAACGCGCCAAGGCCGGCGTAGCCGTTCGGAGGTAGACCATGGCAAAGAAGAAACCCACACGCACCGCGCCGGATCCGGCCGACCAGCACAATGCGGAGATTCTCCGCCGGCGCCAGGAGCGCCTCGACGAGCGTCTGAAAGAGATTCCCAACCTGGGCCTCGACCTGGGCGGCGACGGCGAACCATCCAGCGCGGCCGAGGCGCTGCGCGACGAGTTTGACAAAGTCGCCTTCGGCGAGGAAGCGCCCACCGTGACGCGCACCGTCTACGGTCCCGATCCGCTGCTCGACCAATGCCCGGGCATGCAGGCACGCATCCAGGAGATCGGGCTCGAGGAATATGCCGAGATGACCTACCGAACGATCCTCGAAAAAGGGCATGAAGCCGTGCCCGATCCGGTGATGCGTAGGGGCCTCTACGCGACGATCTACGGCACCAAGCGGCACAAAGGGTTCGGCATCGAGGCCGTCGCAACGGCTTTCCGCGACCGCATCATGCGCATCCCCCAGCGCCAGGTCGAGTACGAGGTCGATGGCGACATCGGCGATCCGTTCCGCTCCGGTTCGAACGTGCTGCGCGAGTGCGTAATGGCCTACGGCAACGAGCCCGGCATGAGTTACCGCTTTCTTTCCCAGCGCTGCATCGACGTGCTGGGCATGCGCGGCTATGTGCTGGTGCTCAAGCCCGACGGTGACGTGGCCAAGGCCGGCACCCTGCTCATGGGCAAGATCCCGACTCACATCATACAGGCCCGCTGCCGCCACTACGCCGACCAAAGCCGGCAGGCCGTGCGCGAGCAGGAAGAAAGTTACTTGCAGGCCCAGGAGCGCTATGTCAGAGCCGCCGGCAGCCTGGGCGAGTCGGTGCGTCCGCTCGCCAGCAACGAGAAAGTGCGCGGCAACGCCAGCGAGCGCGAGGAACTGCTCGGCGAGGAGCTCACCATGGGTGTGAAGCTCGAACGGCAGCGGTAAGTCCGTTAAAAGTTCCTCCCGCGCTGGCGAATAACCGGGCGTAGGGGGGAACACCTCAGTGGCAAATTCGAACAATCCTTTTGGCTTCCGGCCGATCGCGCGCCTGGGCGGCTCGCCGTTCTCCGTGAGTGAATACGGCAAACCGGCGAGCGATTCAACCTCGGCGATTTTCGCTTTCGATCTGCTCATGAAGTCGGCCACCGCGGTTGCGATGCCCGAGCGGCCCGACCTGAACTTGACGGGCGTGGCCAACGCCAACGAGGGAACCGCCGGCACGACTTTGTGGGTCGGCGTGTCGATGAACTACGGCGCCGTCTCGACCGCCACCGTGCACCTGGTTTTCGACGAGGTGGACATCATCTATGCGGTTCAGGGTAAGACCGGAGTGACTTACTCGACGGCCAGCCACGTCGGCAAAAACGCCAACGTGTCGTTCACCACGGCCGGCTCGACGACCACCAAGATATCGGGCATGGCGGTGGATGGGGCAACCATCGCGACCACGGCGGGGCTCGACATGCGCTTGCTCAAGATTTCCACCGTGCCTCCGAACATGGAAGGCGCGAACGCGATTTTTGAAGTAACGATTCTGAAAAGCATCTTCGCGCAAGGCGCGGCGGGCCTGTAAGGATCGCTGGTTTTCGGACAGTGGGCGCCCGAGCGGGCGCCCGCGTCCAGGGCAGTCTCGGAGGGGTTTTAAGCCATGTTTGTCAGAACGCTATTTCCGGATCTCTTCTTGCAGTCGATGCTGCCGGCGATCGACGAGGTCATCATGACGAAATACTCGCGGTTCCCCGACGAGTTCGTCAACGTCTTCCGCATGGAATCGAGCTCGCGCTCGATCGAGCAGACCACGGAAGTGACCGGCTTCGGCCAGTTCGCGGTCATCCCCGAGGGCGACGTGACGCGCTACGACGAGGCGCTGCCGGCCTTCAATAAGACTTACATCCACGCCCAGTACGGGCTCGGCTTCCGCGTTTCCAAGGTCGCCATGGACGACGACAAGTTCGGCGTGGTGCGCAAACTCGCCACCGAGCTCGGCCGCTCGGCCAAGGAAACCAAAGAGGTGGTCGCCGCCAACGTGTTCAATACGGGTTTCTCGTATGACACGGGCGCGGTCACCGGACCCGACGGGCAAAACCTTTTCTCCACCGCTCACCCGCTGATCGGCGGCGGCACGCAGACCAACAAACTGAGTTACGCTTCCGATCCCGATGTGACCTCGATTCAGCTCGCGCTGACCGACATGCGGCAGACGCTCGATCACCGCGGCAAGCGCCTGCGCATCCCCACCAAGCAGGCTATCTTCCCGGCGCCGCTGGAATTCTTGGGCGCGGAGCTGTTGGGTGGCGCGGACTGGCGGCCGGATACCGCGAACCACACGATCAACGCTTTCCGCCGGCGCAGCGGCATGCCGTCGATGGACTCGTGGATGGTCTGGGATTATTTGACCGACGTTCACTCGTGGTTCCTCGAAGGCGAGAAGTCGGATACGGAATTGCGCTTCTACGAGCGCGAGGCTTTCAACACCGTGCACGACGTGGATTTCGACAGCCGCAGCGTTAAGACCGCCGGCTGGATGCGGTTCTCGGTCGGCTACAACGGCTTCTACGGGATTTACGGCATCGGCAGCCAGTAAGGGGCACACATGGCGCAGACGGCAACCCAGCGGACCACCGGGAGCACCCGGTTCAAGGGTCCGACGATCATCACGCTTCGTGGCGCCGGCAGCAAGGGCCACGAGGACCTCTTCGGTGGCGTAGCGGCTACCGGGACCGGCCTCGACGTAGGTCTCTCGATCCAGGTACCCACGGGGCAGACGGCTTACCCCTGGCAGGTCGAGCAGCCCGATGGAACGACTCTAGCCGCGATGGACGCGGCCGGCGGCCTCCTCCTGAGCGGCGCGCTATCGACCAGCCAGCGCGTGCTGCAAGTAACCGTCCCCTCGGCCAGCATCCTGTCGATGTACACGGCCGAAATTCTGCTTCTCGCGGCTCCGGCTGCCGGCATCGGGATTGTGGTGTCGCAGGTCCTCATGGAGATGAAGTGCACGGCCACCGCTTACCTGAGCGGCGGCGTTGTCGTCGTCCAGTACGGAAACTCGGCTCACGCCGCGGGCACCGCGGTGCATGCCGGCTCGCTGCCGGCCTCGGTTGTGCTGGGCGGCGCCGGCAACGTTTTGACCGCCTTCTACGCGGCCTCCGGATCGAACGGAGTCACGGTGCCCTGTGACGGCACCAACGCCAACTCGGGTCTCTACATCGGCAACGCGACCGGACTGTTCACCACCGGCACCGGAACGATGATCGTGACCATCTCCTACGACCTGGTGACGCTGGGATAAACCGATGGCCTGGGCATCCCTCAAGACCGCGCGCAGCCTGCTGCCGAGCCTGGCGCGGCAAGCCGCCGCCGGGGTCTACCCGATGGGGTTCGCGAGCCAGATATTCATCGACGCCGACTGTGCCGCCTTGCGCCTCTATCTTTCGATTACCGCCATCGCGACAGGTTGCGCCGGCATCGCGCCGGTGATTCGCGGACACGACAAGATCACCGGCAACGCCGTCGAGCTGACGACCGGGGGGATGGCGGTGACGCAGGTTGGCACCTACGCCTACGAAATGTGTTTCGCGCCAGACCCGCCGTTCGGCAACATCCGCGAGGCCGTCTCGCGCCCGGTTCCGTATCAGTGGGACGTGCTGGTCAAGCATTTGGATCTACTGAGCTACACCTATTCGCTTTCGGCCGAGGTGCTCAGGTAAGGGAGAAAAAATATGTTTCCGAGTGTCAGAGTTGGACCGCAGATTCTCGCCGATGGCGATCTCACGCAGGAACGCGCGACTAAGGACGGTTCTCTCTGCGGGATCAACGCGCACGGTTATTACCAGGAGCCGACCTACCGCGGCAACGTCTTCACCATGAACCTGCCGGCGACGGCGACCGGCAACGCGGCCGGCAATCTGGTGGGCGCCGCGGCGGCAGCCGCCGTTCAGTTCGCGCTGATGAATCCGCCGGCGTCGGGCAAGCTGCTCGTGCTGCTCCGCTTCCGCCTGGGCATCATTTCGGGCACCCCCGTGGGCGGCCCCGTGTTCCACGGCTATTACATCGGGTCCACTTCGGTGGCCGGCACGGGCACGATTCTCTCGAACGTGGT